CCAAATCTTATCCTGGTTGTAGAGCTTATCGCGGTTTTTCAACAGAGGAAAGCACTGTAAATAATCATCCAGCTCTAGGAGCTCGCAGAACTTGTACAAGACATACGAATAGGACAAGAAATTGCTCCGATTCTTTGGACAGTGCTTCACAAACGAGCTCTGGATCTCCTTGAACATGAATCGCAACTTCTCCTCCACTTCGCGCGACATCACAGGGGCAGTTTTTCCATTGATGCGATTCAAAATATAAGGCACGTGCTCGTAAAAATTCGTGTGTTTGAGTTTCTTGAGAATCTCACGAATTTTCGCAGGTTTCAAGCCTTCCGTGCTAGATATCCGCTCCTTCTTGAGCTCCTCCATTATTTCATCAAAGACCTCCTCAGGAATCTCAGTACTCTCCTTGGCCTGGAACTGGGCGAGCCACTCATTGAAATGGTTGATGCGCTTATAGGCATAATATGTGACCTCGCGAGGAGGATCCTTATAACTCGGTTTATCACTGTCTATGAGGACAAACTCCTGGTAGCCACACTGGTCACAGAAAAACAAGGCTTCGTTAATACTGAACGTCATCTCTTTATCACAGCGATCGCAGATACCATACGGATCTTCTATGGAGTTCGTGGACTTGGCGTGTTCTGGATCAATCTTCTGTAGATATTTTTCCAGTAAGACCTCGCGCCCCTCTTCCTGCTTCAAACCTCTCTGATGGGGAACAAATGGTTCGGCTGTTCCTTCATTTAGCGCGGCCAAAACACTCCCTGGCTTTACTTTCACAGCCTTGGAAGAACCTGTTGAACCTTGCTGGATCTTTTCCTGGAGATCGTAGTATTTATAAAGTATCTCACCTGTCTCAAAAAAATAGTCGTACATTGGCTTGTTATCTTTCCAATCATCCCGCTTCTTCCTGAGAACTTCGTACTCATCTTCCAACTTCGTCTTTTCCACAACATCCGCACACGCTTCTATTCGTTGTTTCAGGGTTTCTAATCTAGTTGTCATATTCTCCACTTCCTCTTTTTCTCTCTGTAAATTGCCTACCTGAATATGGTGTAAATTATCTAAGGTTGTTCTTGTAGGCTTCATTCTAATCCAAGGACAGGGACTAGTTTAGGTCGGCTTTATAAAATTGACCACCCAAACCATAAATAAATACAGTCTCACGAAATATGGATAAAACGCGCGAGGAACTCATTGCGCTTTGTAAGGAGAAGGGTGTCAAAGGATATAGTGGAAAGAAGAAAGAGGAACTTGTGAAGCTTCTGGAAGAGCCTTCTGGGCAAGCGCAAGAGCAAACCAATCTCAGAATGGTGGATCTCTTCGCGGGTACGGGTGCGTTCAGCCTAGCCTTTGAATCCACCGGTAAAATCGCCGTGTCATTTGCCAATGACATGGTGAAACATTCCAAGGAGGCCTACGATGCGAACTTCGGCCACAAACTTACTCTAGGGAACCTGAACGACATCAAGGTGGAAGATATCCCCCCACACGATATTCTGACCGGCGGATTTCCTTGTCAACCGTTCAGCATTGCCGGCTATCAAGAAGGCTTCAATGACGAGCGCTCAAACGTGTTCTGGAAGATTCTCGCCATTATTGACCATCATCAGCCTCGCTGTGTTGTTCTAGAAAACGTGAAGAATCTCGTCACCCACGACGACAAGAAAACGTTTGAGACGATTCGCACAAATCTGGAAGCCCGTGGATATCACATTTGCCACAAGGTCCTGAATACCTCGGATGTCACGGGCATTCCTCAACACAGGGAGCGAATTTACATTGTCTGTCTGAAATCCAAGGCGATTTATGACAAATTCAACTTGGATTTCCCCAAGATGGAGAAGAGGCCAATTGCCGAGATGCTAGAGACCGACATTCCCACCAAATACTATTACAAGGAGACTTCCAGTGCCTGGCCCTTGCTCAAAGACGCGGTGACAAAACCAGCAACCATTTACCAGTACAGGCGCGTCTATGTGCGTGAAAACAAGAGCAAGGTCTGCCCCACGCTCACGGCAAATATGGGCGGTGGTGGACACAACGTGCCGTTCGTGCTAGACAGCAAGGGCATTCGTAAGCTGACGCCGAGGGAGTGTTTCAACTTCCAGGGATTCCCGCAGACCTATGTCTTGCCTGCGCTATCCGATGCGAATCTCTACAAGCTCGCCGGCAATGCGGTATCCGTGCCCGTGGTCAAGCGAATTGCGGAGAGGCTGGTGCCTTTGCTGGTGGAAGGCTAACAAGCTCCATCGGCGTAATGACATGAATACCTGTTTTTATCATTTCCCACATAGCATCAGACCATCCGTACATCTGCGCTACTCCTTCTTCGCGTAGGACAGCGTAAGGACCACTGTGCCTAGCGCTCACATTCCATAGTATGACCATACAATCCCCTTTTACACAAAGGCTGGGGCTAAACACATCTTCATAATCCATGTCTGTGATTATAACAAGATACTTCTTGTTACCAACAAGCTCATATGCCTTCTGGAAGTTTACTTTCCCGCCCCGTCCAATGGAACGAATAGATGCCATCTTTTTACGCAGACTATCTTCAGCAAGAAATGTATGCCATCTTGGCTCAGTATCAAATGTGAGCACACGACCACTCATGATCCCTATCGTCAGTGATATAGCCAAAGGCCTCCCCCACATAGATTCGCTGAAGTCACACATAAATACGGTATCTTCTGGAAAATTAACCCCTGTTACGCATTCCACATCATATTTCCTCGCCATTGTGAGAAACACAGGTGCCAGGAGTTTGTCAGCCACACCCGAACCCCCTTCTGAAAATATTCTCTCTCCCGGCGCTACCGGCGTTGCTGGCAAGGCCGGTCTAGCGCAGAATCTCTTCAGGCAGGAAACTGCCCCACAATATCTACGTATCTGCTGAGCACCTAGAGTCCATGGAAAGAAAAGCCGAGCAAAACGCTTCGTCAAAGGCTTCCTCGGATCCACAGGAAGGCATTTGACGAACTGGCTCGGCTTCTCCGATTCCTGGTCTTCCGAAAACTGGCCAAGGACCACAGAATCAATCGCCTTATCCCCCGCCTCAGATATTCCATACAGTTCCCACAGATCTCCCCATGTTCCGTCTATGGGCACCCGCCTTAGAGGGTTCTCGGCTAAACTAGGAAACCCCTTTAACACTTCTCTCATAATCGCACTATATTCCATCCGATTTCCGAGGCGAAGCCAATAAAATGCCAAGGCCACCACCTCTTTTTCAAACGCACCGAGAGCCTGGCGAACAAGCCCAGGGTCTACGGGTCTCCGGTGAAAAAGCTCTGTAAATATCCCCCCTTTAGGTATTTGCGCCGTCATTGAGTAGTTCAACCCGCCTATCTTTAGGCAGCTGCGAAAATTTCTGCGAATACTGTAGGAACTCCTCTCCGGCAGATTTTTTTTCTAAGTTAGGGGTATAACAAAATGACAGGTGGTGGTCTCATGCAGCTCGTGGCTTATGGCGCCCAGGATGTGTACCTGACGGGTAACCCCCAGATTACTTTTTTCAAGGCGGTGTACCGTCGCCACACGAACTTCGCGATGGAGTCCATTGAGAACCCCTTCAACGGCAACCCTCGCTTCGGCAACCAGGTGACCTGCACTATCCAGCGCAACGGTGACTTGATCTACCGTATGTACCTGCAGGCGACTCTGCCCTCCGTGAAGCTCCAGGCCGCCGACGGCTCTGGCGCGCAGTTCCGCTGGCTCAACTGGGTGGGCCACAACCTGGTTGACTGGGTTGAGCTCCAGATCGGCGGCCAGCGCATTGACAAGCACTATGGTGACTGGCTCCACATCTGGAATGAGCTCACCCAGGAGCCTGGCAAGCAGGCGGGCTACGCCAAGATGGTGGGCAACGTGCCCTACCTGACCAACCTGATCGTGCAGGGCGGCGAGGACTGCGACAACGACTGCGCGGGCGGCGAGCCCAACTCGTCTGCGGAGCTCCTGGGCTGCACGCCCGAGTACACGCTGTACGTGCCCCTGCAGTTCTGGTTCTGCCGCAACCCTGGCCTGGCGCTGCCCCTGATCGCTCTCCAGTACCACGAGGTGCGCATCAACCTGCAGTTCAACGACCTGAACAACCTGGTGTGGGACTCTGCGCCTGGCAACGCCAACGTGCACGTGGTGCGCGACCGCGTGAACTCCGCCAACCTGGTGGCGGCGTCTCTGTACGTGGACTACATCTACCTGGACACGGACGAGCGCCGCAAGTTCGCCCAGGTGTCTCACGAGTACCTGATTGACGTGCTCCAGTTCACGGGTGCGGAGTCCATCAACTCCTCCTCCAACAAGCTGAAGCTGAACTTCAACCACCCTTGCAAGGAGCTTGTGTGGGTGGTGCAGCGCGACTCCTTCGTGTCTTGCGACGACGCGGTGGTGGCGGCGTGGAAGGGCCAGCAGCCGTTCAACTACTCCGACTGGTGGGACCGCTCCTGCCTGGAGTCTGGCTACTCCGTGACCCGCGTGGAGGGCATGGCGGGCAAGAACCCCGTGGTGACGGCACTGCTGCAGCTCAACGGCCACGACCGCTTCACGGTGCGTGAGGGCGACTACTTTAACCTGGTGCAGCCCTACCAGCACCACACCAACGTGCCGGCGGTGGGCATCAACGTGTACTCCTTCGCCCTGTCCCCTGAGCAGCACCAGCCCAGCGGCACCTGCAACTTATCCCGCATTGATAACACCACCCTGCTGCTGACGGTGTCCAACAACTCCGTGGGCTCTGCGACCAGCTCTCAGGTGCGTGTGTACGCGACGAACTACAATGTGCTCCGCGTGATGTCGGGAATGGGCGGCCTTGCATATAGCAACTAATAACTTTATGACACAAACTTGTCATACGGTGCTAGTTTTTGTAATTTGTAGTATGTGACGGTGTCCACGGAAACATCTTGAAGTGTTAAACCCGGCAGGAAGCCGTGGACGGCTTAAATAGTTTACACGTTTCTATTATAGAATGGAAACGTGTAAAGCAACCATACAGGAAGGTCCTAGAAAAGGAAACCGCTGTAAATTCCCTCCGAATTCTACAATGTATTGTGGACGCCACCAGAGGAACAAGATATATGATGATGGTATGGCAGAAGGTAAGAAGTGGTGTAGGTTCTTTTTTAGAGGTTGTAGTAATGAGGTCTTAGAAGATGGAATGACATCTTGTGAAGATTGTAGGACAAAGCTTATGAAAAAGGAGAATCACTGTAAACACGAGGGGTGTACATTCAAAACGAATGATGAATACTGTAAGAAACATGTGCGCGATATTTATTATTCGGAGGAAAAGGAGAAGGGTATAGCCTACTGTGATATAGCGCGAGCATGCTTTACTGTGCTAGACGGATCTAAGAAGTCATGTGGCAGATGTCTAGAAAAGATAAGGGAAACGGATAAGAAGCGTTTAGATTCTCGTAGACAACTCATTGAGGTGGCGCAAACTACGAATAATACTACAAGGTGTTGTGTGAAGTGTACAAAGGATTTTGAATCATTTCAAACAGGACATAGAAAAGATTCTATGCATTGTAAAGAATGTTTAGAAAAACAGGCGAAGTGTGATAAGAAGCGCGAGGGTCGCGTGAGAAATTATAAAGAGGAGCGACTAAATAATTTGGAATCTTCCTATAAAACTCATACAGTAGAATCATTAAAACGTGGTTACGGAGACTTTCAGATAAACTTTGATGAGTTCAAAGAACTTGTTACGAGTGCTTGTCACTACTGTAAATTAAAAACAGATTCAGAAGCTGTAGGTATTGACAGGATAAATAATGATATAGGATATACCAAAGAAAACTGCGTGCCTGCGTGTTGGACGTGTAATAGAATGAAGCATTTCTATCATCCCGCGTTTTTCATAGAAAAGTGTAAGATAATGGCAAAACATATGATTCCTTCAAAGGCTTTTTATAAGAAATGGTCGCTATATTATACTAGGACAAATTATCGCAATTATTCGGCATATAAAAGAGAGGCAGAGGGGCGTAAGTTAGAGTTTGAAATTACCCAGGAACAATGGAATTGGTTGAGCCGTTCTCCGTGCTATCTATGTGGCTTCCAATCAGCAACAGGAATTGGTTTGGATCGTGTGGATAATACTATACGCAAATATACCATTGAAACCTCTAGGCCATGTTGTGGTTCTTGTAATAGTATGAAGAATGAGATGACTCTATCAGACCTTTTACAAAAGTGTAAAGTTATTTCTGAGGCATATCCTTCGTATGAACAGTTCGCCTCTGTGCCCATCTCCAAGAATCCTCTGAAGCCTCTGAAAGAGGTAAAAGAGCCTCGCACGTACTGGAAGGCGAGCACAGTTTATTACGCAATTATGAGTAATTCCACAGAAGCCTTTTATGAGGCCTATAAATCATCTATCATAGAAGATGAATTTACCGACCTGTGTAAGCATGTGAAGTCTTCGCCGAAGGATGCTGCGCAGAAACGCATAGATACCTTTCTCCAAACCATGCGTAAACGACGGTATCGTAAAAACAACATAAACACCCCCAGCAAATAACTCACAATGGAATTCTTCCTCAGAAAAAGCACCCTTGGATTTTTCTCTGACGCGTTCCGTCTCTTGGAGAACTATATCATATGTAAACATCAAGGTGTGAAACTATATTTGAATTCTGCCGAATGGACCTTCGCTCATACTCTCGGCTGGTCAGACTATTTCACAACAATGGCCGAGAAGCCTGAAAGTCCGATGCCAGAAATTGCGATTGATAGAGAAGATATACACCTGTTCACTGTAGCTCAGTACAAAGAAGCCATACAAGATATATTTAACTTCCAACCGCACCTCCTAGAAAAAGCATTCAATCTTCAAAAAGAGCTGGGACTTGATAAATATATTGCCGTGTTTATTCGCAGAGGCGACAAACTACTGGGCGAATCTTTATTTATACATATGCAATTCTATGCCCAGCGTGCGCTAGAAAAGAATCCAAGCACCATCTTTGTTCAGACAGACGATTATAGAGCCTTCTTGGAGTTCAAATATATTATACATGGCATAAATAATACAATCCGTGTCCTCACAACGTGCCCTGAAACAAAGTTCGGCATGTTTTTCACATCTCTTGATATAGAGAAGGCGCGCCCAGCTTTTTACTTACATAATAATATTACATACAAATTTTCTAACAATATTGAGTATTTATCCACGAATCTTCCCCAAAAACCACTAGTGGATTATACAAAGGACGAAATGCGTGAGCATGTGGAGGAAATGTTGGTAGGCATTATTGTTTGTCAACAAGCAGAGTATATCGTGCTAGATCATATGAGCAATGTCTCGCGCTTTATTCATTTTTCACATCCCAGGGGAAAAGACGCGATTCTCGCCATTGAGGATATGGATCTAAAAATCGTAGACAATGTACCCCTAATACCAAAATATAAGTACACGGAAGATAAGGTCATACGAAATCCAAGATATCATTCCATATATAATGACTATAATTAGCAGGAATGTTTAAAGGCGTTTGTAGGTAAAAATATCTAGAAGAATGTCTACAGAATATACCCCCCCAGGGCCCATCAATACATGGCACAGCTACGCAGACCGTTTCCGCATTGCGCGCACAACCACGGTAGCCTTGCGCGACCCCTATGTGATGGAGAATTATCTTCGTTGTGGTTTCAAGCACATTCGCCAGCTACACTATGAATATAACAAGATTGCGCGTGAGCCCACAAACGGTTGCTACGTAGAGCTTTCCGTTGAGGCGGATGTTGGCACCATTCCTATTGACTCTCCCAAGGGGCGGAAGCTCATCAAGCGCAGCTCGTATTTTTAGGCTATATAAAATAGGATATTATATATTAGAAAGTTATGTCTACTCTCTATTTTCAGTTAGAATCAGGAGAGTATACATTTTATTTAACAATTGTAAAAGGAAATGGGTGTGATACTCTTTCTATCGGCGGTGGCCACGGCCACGACGAGTGTGTGAATATATCAGTAAATACCCCAGAATCACTTCTAGTACAGCGCGGATATCATACATTAGATACTGCTACTATACCTATTTTAGCATGGAATGCTAAATGTGCAGTAGATAAAAACTTAGAAAAGGGACATGGAACAATCTCAATG